ACATAACAGAGATTTCTTCATCTTCTACGAATCCACTTTGACTGGTGGTGGCCGAGTATTGGCTGGTAGAACCACGAGTCAAAGTGGATTCGTAGAAGATGAAGAAATCTCTGTTATGTTCATCCGAGATACCGTTAAACAGTCTTTAAGAGCTGGAATGCAACCATTTATCGGAACTGTAGAAGACGTTAATACACATGCTATTTTAACTTCTAGAGTAGTAACTATAATGTCCGGACTTATTTCACAGGGATTAGTTACAGACTTTAGAAATATTAAAGTAGAAAGAGATAAGGTTGATCCTAGACAATGGAATGCTTTCGTTCGATTTTCTCCATCATATCCTATTAACTATGCATTTGTTGATATCGAAGTAGGCGTGACGGCATTTTAATTTAAACTTTAATAGTGATTAATACTTGATAATTATCTGATATGTAAAAGCATTTTAAAGTTAAATACTAAAAATCTATTTGGTATATCTTATTGTTAATTCCTGTTTCTATTTATATTGAGTTTATATATGAATACCTCATGTTATTAGACAACATGATTGGAGGGTTAAATGCCTGCATATCCCAAAACCGGATCTATACTAGATAGTACCACCCGTACATCACTCTCAACTCAAATAATTATTCTTGTAAATAATGAGCCTGTAGGGGCAATACAGAAATTTTCTGAGAGTCAAAGTCGAAACAATAAGAGAATTTCTGAAATTGGTACAGATGGCACTATTGAGTTGGTGCCTAATGCACCAACGGATATTTCTTTATCAGTTACTCGAATTGCATTTGATGGTTTAACTGTTACAGAAGCTTTTTCTAGAGGCTTTAGAAATGTACAGGCTCAACGTATTCCTTTTGATATTATAGTGATAGATCAATTTACAGGAACGGGAGATGATGCGGTTATCACTACTTATCATAATTGTTGGTTTAAAAGTATTAGACGAAGTTATCAATCTGATGATTATATTATTTCAGAAGATTGCGATGTTGATGTAGAATATATATCTACTATCCGCGGAGGCGATGCTATAGCCTTAAGCCAGGGTGCTGGTGGTGGACGTCAATTAGCGGGCACTCAATTTGATAAGGTTGAAGGTTGGGCGGACTCTGGAGTGAGAAGAGGTGCATTAGATTATCCAGGATTAATTTCAGCTTCTTGGTAAGATATAATCTTTGTGAAAAATCCCTGCTTTTTAGCAGGGATTTTTGTACTCGCTTTTGTTAATAAAGTACGTACAATATAATTGCGTTAATATTATAATTAGGAGATGTTATGCCGAAAGATAATTCTGTTAGTATGTCACACAATCAAATTGGTTCAGATAGAAATAGACGGCTTAAGTCTTTGCCAGTCAAAGAAAACATAGAAAAAGCTCAACCTATGCTTGCTGAGGCAAAAGATATTTTTGCAAAATTAGACGGTAAAGTAGCGGAAGCTCAGATTAAAGATTTAGAAGAAAGTGGACCAAGATTGGCAAATTTTCAAGATTTAGTTTTCTTAGGAAAAATGGAAAAGACTATTGAAATTGCTGGATGGATTTTCCAAATGCATACATTAACAGCTAAAGAGCAAAGAGATCTTTTATCTCATATCATGAGCTTACCAGCAGATAAGCGACTAATATTTGCTAAACCATATACAATCTGGATGTCATTAGATACTATTAATGACACACCAATTGAGGTGGCGGCCTCTTCTGCGGGTTATGAAGATGATTTTGATTTTATTTGTAGTTGGCAAGATCCCTTGATTGAGAGACTATTTAGCGAATATGAAAAATTATTTAATTCATCTAAGTCTGTATTTCAAGCTGATACAGTGGAGAATGATCTAAAAAAATAATGAAGGAGCCCGGCCACAGGCTCCGGTGGAAGCTATGCAAGGCTCTTGGAAAGTCAGTGGATGATACAGAATTTGCTCAGATATCTCGTGAGCAATGGTTCTGGTATAGTGCTATGATTATTCAAGATGAACAAGAAGATTATGAACATCAACGTAATCTTCTTGAATATTTAGCTTCGTTCTGGAATTCATCTGCTGTTAAGAAGATTCAGGATGCCAGATCTTCCTCTGAGGTTCATAATTTCGCTTCAGATGAAGAATTTGAACAACAGATTTTGGGTGGAGACTATCGAGACAATAAATTCATTAAAGCTATACAGTCTATAAACGATATGAAAGATACTAATAGCTCAAGTAAAGGTGATGATGATGATGATGATTCAATGAGGAATCTCATTATGAAAGGTAAGATTAAGCTTCCAACTGATCTTGCCACTTTAATTGATGAGGTATAATAATGCCAATTAGTGATGTCACGAAAGCATTTGATGGTGCTGGCGAATCTGTAGCAACATTACACTCTGGAATAGATGGTCTTAATAAAGCTGTTTTAGAGGGTGGAAATGCTATGACTGCTTTAGCTAGTAGTATTGGAAGCCTTGGTACTAGCGGGCAGCAATTGACTGGCTCCTTAGCTTCTTTAACGGATGTTATTCCAGGTCTTAAGTTGGTTGGTGGTGCATTTAATATCATCGGTTCATCAATTTTAGCGGTATCGTCTATTGCTAAAAATTTCATAAAGGTTATTGATGAGGCTGCGGGAGTAATGGATGGACTTACAGGAATCAGCAGAGGATTATCTTTGCAATTATTTGAGGTTGCAGCAGGATTTGGCGGTGGATATGATGCGGCATATGAATATAAAAATATGTTACTTGGTATGGCAACAGACTTGGCAGATTATGAATTTGGATTCATTAATCTATCTGAATCAAAACAAATGTTTGAATCTGCTAGACAAGCAAAATTAAGTTTAGAAGACCTTACGACTACTATCATTACCTCAGATACCACAATGGTAGGTTATGCCGCTGGAATATTACAGGCTAGCTCTATGGGACTAAAATTAGCAGAATATTCTAATCTTCTTGGTGATGCAATTTATGGACAAGGATTAAATACTAAAGAAGCCATGATACAATTATCTACTTTCAGAAATGTAGCAGGCGATACTGGTGTTTCTTTAGATGATGTAACAAGCACTTTGCAGGGTTTGTCGCGTAGTTTTAGAACAATGGGGGTTGAAGCGGATTTTGGTGAGCCAATTTTAAGAGGATTTGCAGCATCATTAGATGATATTGGATTAGGCGCAGAAAATGCTAAGGCTTTGACCGAAAATCTTAGTAAATCTATTGCAAATATCGCTTTTAACCCTGCCTTAGCTTACGTTACTTCTCAATTTGGCAATCTCGGTTATGGTAAAGGAGGCTCAGCATTAAGCGCCTCTTATGAAATTCAGGCGAAGCTTATTGAGGCAGAAAAAACTGGTGACCAAGCCGCAGTAGGAGCGGAGTTAGCTGGGGCCATGAGAGATGTTCTCACCAAGTTAGGTGGGGGAAGTATAGTAACGGTTCAGCAAGCTGCCGCAGATGCATCTTTGGCTCCAACAGCATATAAACAACAGCAGATTTTAGAAGGTATGTATGGTTTAGATTCCCAATCAAGTGCTAGAACATTAGAGATGTTGGCCAATCTTGAAAATGCTACTAAGTCTGGAGACAAAGATTTAGAAGCGCAGTTGGCAAAGGATTTTGCAGACGGAAAAAATGTTCGAAACAGTACTCGTGGTTTTCAAGAGGCTATATCCTCTAAGGTTTCTGCTTTAGGCGCCCAAGCTATTTTACAGACATCTGCTTTACAACAAATTGGTATACATCTTGGACTTAGAGGAATAGATAAAGAGTTCAAAGAAAAAAGTGAAGATATCGCTGGGTTAAATATATTTGAGGAAATGGTTGGAAAAATTCAGTCTTCTGAGGGAAAGGCTGCACCAACCGCTGAAGCACTTGCTGGTGGAGCAAATATGTCTTATAAAGATCTTGCTAGTATGGCCGGCAAAGTTGTAGCGGAGGGAGGAGATCCAGCTAAAATGCAGGCACAGCTTTACACAGCAATTACAGGTAAAGAGCCGCCTGCTACCGAAGATAAGGGTGGAGTTGGAGAAAATTCAATGATTATTTTGAGTAATACTTTATCTGTTTTAAACAATACTTTAAATAGTTTTGGAACCAATATAAGTGTTAAATTAGATAGTTTAACCCAAATGCTTAAGGCACAAAATCCATTTTAAAGGAGTTTTTATGGCTAGACAAGTTATGTGGTTTTTATTGCCACAAGATCTGGAGGCTCTAATCTCTAAAACTGGAGAACATAGAGATCATCTTCCAATTTATATCAATCCTCAAAGTTTTGATATTAAAGAAACTAAGCTAATTAATCATACGTTATCTAAAGGTGGTTATATTGTCCAGTATTGGGGCGAAGAATTGCCAATCATTACTGTAGGAGGAACTACTGGTTCCGGTGGTATTGAGGCTATAAACATATTGCGTGATATTTATCGTCACGAACAGTTAACAATGAACCGAATTTTAATACAGAGAGCTAATGATTTTGCCTCTAACTCTTCTAATACTTTGGAAAATTCAAATAGCGCTAACTCTACATCTGGAGTAACCGCCACTATAGATGCCTTGTTTAGTGGTGCGGCAACAAGTATTATAGAAGGTACAAGATCTGTGGTCGAAGAGATAACTCAGGCTTTTTTAGGCATTTCTGATGATACCTCTAAGAAAACTACTTTACTTCCATCATTAGGTGCATTTGCTGTTTCTATTGATATATTTTTTCAAGGAGTTAAATATAGGGGATTTTTTAAAGATTTTTCAGTACAAGAAAAAGCAGAAAGTCCTGGATTGTTTGACTATAATTTTACATTTATGGTAACAAGAAGAACTGGTCGCAGAAATAACTTTATGCCTTGGCATAGAAACCCATTATATTCAGATGGCACTCCAAGATCTGCTTCAGTTCCAACTAATGGCGCAGCAACTAATGAATTATATATTCCAACCGAAGCAGATTATGGAAATACTCAGGAACAAATGATTGGTGGCCGATTAAAATCTTCTTTTAACCAAACTAAAGAAGGATTAGCTGATATTAATCAAGTGCCAATAAATAGGCGGAGTAAGTTTTAATGTCTTATAATTATATTGTTAAAAAAAGTATTTCCAATATCTTATCAAATGCTTTATCTGGAAATTATCCATTATTTATTGGTGGAAATACTGAGAGTAATTTATTTGGAGATGGTATTGCTATAAATTTGGGACAAAATAAGTTGGAATCTCATATTCCGAATACAAGAAATATAGTCACTATATCTCCGGAAGCATCTATTTTAATAAAGAAAAAAGCTTTTTCTACTTTCAAGGCCAATAATGATCTTAAGTTTATGGATAAAACAGAAAAAATGCTGTTAAGAGCAACCAAAACATTATTTGCTTATAAGTGTGCTCAAATTAGAACATATGAAGCTTTAACTAAATTTGAGGATTTTTTCAAACAGACACATCAAATTAATCTTGGTTTGTTTATAGATTTATTAAATAATGCAAAATTCTTAGAAGCAAATACCTCTCCAACAGATCTTAGTGCGCAGAATGGCATAGGGAAAATCACTGGCGCAATTAATAATACACTTTTAGCGTTAGGATTTGATGATGTAGCTTATGATGCATACAAGGAAGACATCTTAAAAATAGTTAAACGAAATGCATTTGCCTCAGATATAAAACTTACAACCTGGATTGTAGATCCTGAAAGCCTAGAGAACTATAACACCGGTCCAGGTACAGGTGTAATTGATTTGTGTATGTTTACCAATTTTAATACGATGTGTACGTTAGAAACATCCCCAAGTCCTGCATCTTTTACTTTAGAAGACCCATATCGTATCATGTCTGTTTCGGAAGATGACATTGAAGTTGCTATTGATGAAGCGGTTAATGGTACAATAGGATTATTAAATGCTTTGACTTCTGGAGATCCTAATAGTCCCGCATTAGATGTTTCTAGTATTGTTTCTGCTGGACTTGAAAAATTGGGTTTAGGTTCTTTAGACGGTAGTTTGGATATGGGATATATTCGTAATAGACTTAGAGTTTTCTATCTTGGAAAATCTATTGTTAACGCTGGAGATGAGGTTCATTTTTATATTCGGGGAAATAAAACAGTTGAACATTTTAATTCCGAAGAATCTAGTTTTGATGAAGATTATTTGCAAATTGACGAAAATGTTTTAGAAGCCGAAAGAATACTATATACTAATCAAAGAATTGATTTAGAAACTTATAAAAAACTTAGAAAAAATTCTGATAATGCATTATCTATGACTCATGTTTATGGTGGTTTTATTACAGATGTAGAAGAAAGTTTTTCTAATGGTAAGTGGATTTTAAATGCTCGTTGTATTGATAATATGGGTTGGTTGCAGTGGGCTAGACTTAACGTAGAGCCTGCCATTGATGATCCTCAGGGTGTATTAGAAGATCCCTTGACTCCATATGAAATTAAAACAGATGAGTCTGGTAGAGTTTTATCTGTTAGTGGACCACAATTATTAGATGAAAATAAATATCTATTGCAAAGTGGATTATTGAAATATGATTCTGGTATTTTAAATGGACAGGTAGCATCCGAGACAAACCTTTTACAGGGCCAATACAATGATGGCGGCTCTTTGCATGGCTCTAAGATTATGCAGCATCCAAGTGGATTTGTTTACAGATGGAAAGATGGTGTAATTACTGCTACGGCAAATCTTTCTGTTAATGATCCTCTTGATGAAGATGTTGTTTCAGCTAGACGCCATCGTCAATTTTATGGTTGGCCCGTCACTTCCTCTGATAGTAGTGCGCTGGGTGTTTTTAATAACTTAGATATCGCTAATATTTTAAGTATTTTAGTGGTGGGTCAACCATATAATGTGGAATCTTTTATTGAGCAAGCATATTTGGCAAATGGTTTGACCCAAACTTCTGCTAGCTCTCTTGACCCTACAAATGCCGTGACATCTATTCTTGAAGTTGCAAGAAAACAGAATAGATTGTTAGGAAACTTTAGACCATATCGAATGATTACATTAAGTAGTCAATCATTGGAAGAAGGAACAAGCTCCTTTATAATGCGTGATAAAGCAAATAAAAGCATTGAAGCCTTAAGAGAACGAAAGATAAAATTGGCCAAAATCTTGAGAGATGTGACTACCAGAGAGGTGGTTACGGGCGGAAGCACCGGGTTACTAGCCAGAACAATTCAGTCAGAAATTGATACTATCAATACTAGCATTAATAATTTAGTCAAACCATTCAAAGATATTTCACTAGATTCTGCTGATGCATTAATTGATAATTTTAATCTTTTTGGAAATAATAGAACATTATCTTTATCTGGAAATTTTGATGCTGATCATCAAGTTACTAGAGCCCTTACGATGGTTGGAGCGCGAAGACGTATTGAAGATGCTCGACTTAATAGAGATATGAACTTATTTATTGTTTCAGATCAATATGATGAAAATACAGATATTAGACCTTTTCTTCTAAAGTTCAGAGACTCTGGATATAAAGTTTTTAAAGGTGTTTATACTAGCGTTTATGAAAAAGCTGAAGCCGCGGCAGGTTTTATGAATATGGAATTTTTCTGTAATACAGAGGGAAATCTGGAGTTTAGACCTCCACAATGGAATAAAACACCTCGTTCTGTTTTAGAAAAATTAATGCAGATAGAAAAGGAAGGAGTAGTTCCAGGATTTTTAAGAGATTTGTTTGATAGAAGAACAACCTCTCTTAGGCGTGAAATTCACGGTTTAAATATAAAAATTGCATTAATATCTTTATTGATGGGTAAGTATCCAGATAAAACTTTAATTCCAAATATGATTGTCTCTGGACCCAATGCTTTAGCCTTTTTTGGTATATCTGTTGATACAATAGATGGGCAAGCAGAGTTGGGAGTATCTCAGCCTTTTAAGGCCAGTGCCTCTATTGGAGATATTCAAAATCTAGACGATCAACTACTTGGTAATGGTTTATCTGTTAGTTTCTCTATGGGAGAAGAGGGAGACCTGCTTACTGGAAATACATCTACTATATTAGGAACTTTTGACCCGGTATTTCAAGAAACAGGTTCTTCTGTTTTTGATAATGTAGTTAGCACAATCGGAAACCCAGGTGGAGCAGATGCCAAAGCTATTGCAAATGCAGAAAATCTCAATGTTGTGCGTAATAGCTTCCGAAAAATCTCAGGAGGAGGAGATCCGATGGCGGGACTAATCCCCAATGCTTCTTTTACAGATAGTGATTTTGTCTTTACCAAAGGAGAAGAGACTAAAGCTATAAGCAAATTAAATACATATCTTGGGCAACTTAAATCTGCTATTTCCGAGAGAGATAAGTTGGTAGAACTCTTAGTTCGTAATGAAGAAAAACAGAAGGAATTAGAAGAAATAGAATCCTTATTGGCTGGTGACAATAAGGATGATGGTGATAACTTTTTAACTATTGGCGGAGTAGATTTAGAAGAGACTTTTACTAAAGCTCAAAATGTTGTAAATACGGCGAAAGATATTCTAACCGGAGATTCTACAAAGGGAAGTCTATTTGATCATTTAATTGAAGATGATACGAAAAACTTAAAGGGGCCCGGTTCAGGTCGAAGGTTTATAGTAGAAGATTATGATATTATTAGTTGCAGTTTTACCGAAACTCCTCCAGAATTCACAAGAATAGACGTTGTTGGGAATGCCCCGTTTCAAGAGGAACTTCAAGCCAAATTTGAAGAAAGATATTTTTGGGCAGGTGGAACTGATTTTGACCTTTGGAGACAGTACGGATATAAACATATTAAAAGAGATTTACCATTTGCAAGTAATGCTGAATTACAATGCAGACCTTATGCATATTTAGAGCTTCAATTACAACGAACAAAAGTTAACCAAGGAAACTTAACAATTACTGGTAATGAATATTATGAACCTGGAGATGTAATTTATGTTAAAAGTAAGGGATTATTGTATTATGTAACTTCTGTTGGACATGGTTTAGATTATGGTAGTCAAAAATTTACAACACAATTAACTCTTAATAATGGACATCCTCCGGGGGTTTATTTACCAAGTCCATTAGATATTATCGGTCAACAATTAACCAAAGATCCTTTTTCAAATCAAGCAATTGTATATAGAAATTCTAATGGAGATGATAGTTATCGTGAATTACGTCCTGATTGCGCTATATTATTTCCAAATAATACAGAAATTACTTCAGAAAATATAAATGTTCTATTGGACCACAAAGATAACATGGTTCGATTTGCTAATATGATGATTGAATTAAATACTCTTGTTTATGGAAATAAAAAAGTTTTATTAAGAGGTTTTATTCAATTTTCTGACGACATTCATCGTCAAGAGGTTGAAGCAAATATGCAGACTATTAAAGAATTATTAATCAACCCACAGATGATTACGCAATACGATAGCTCGGCCATGGGAGATGATCTTTTGGATTCTATTTCACAGGCCGCCAGCGGTCTTATAGGAATTGATGCAGGGTCTACTAAGGGACTGACTCCCCTCATTTTACCAAATGGATTACAAGTCTCTCCAGTGCCTATGGAATCTATTATAGGCCAGATAGTTATTATGAATGGAGATGGTCAATCAGAAATAACCTGTATGAATAAAGAATTATTATCTTCCGCAGAAGCTGGAATTTTTCCTTTAGGAGGACCAAAACAAAAAACTTGGTTAGATTTTAGAGATGATTTAACTAAATTATATAAAATTATTGAAATTGGTATTATTGATATCAATAGAAGCTTAGATGATATTCGCGATGAATCATTTGTAAAATTAGATGCCAGCGGAGATCTGGGTATTTTTTAAGGTGAAATATGAAACTATATACAGAATTTCCAGAGTTTATTTATGAAGCACTAATTACTTCGGTAGATTTTAAAAAAGGAATATGTTCTCTTAGTCCTTTATCTCCCGGATTAGACAACCAAATTGAAAATGTTCCATTACCACATCATTTAGGAATTGGAAATTCAGGTATATTTCATGGACTTGAAGTTGGCTCTAGAGTTATCGCTGCAAATACTAAGGGCAGTGGAAGAGAATTTTCTGTTATATTAAGCACTTTGCCAAAAGAAGCTTTATATAAAAATGCCTTTAGATCTGGAAGGAAACCTGATAATACTCCGGCTGGCACGCTTCCATATCCAGAGCTGGAAGAAGGAAGAATGGTGTTTCGTGGAGGAGAGGGAAATGCTTTATGGTTAATGGAGGATGGAGATATAGACTTATCTACTGCTGCTGGTAGTGGATTATTTTATAAAAAAGATAGACTTAAATTTGCACAATATTCAGTAGCTGAGATGCAAATTTATTATTCAAATGCTGGAAAGCATATTTCAGGAGGAATCAAAAGAACTTCACCAACTCAAATGAGTTTAAGGCCACCGCTAGATGTTGGAGAAACACCCATTGAGTCTGATTTAGAATTTCATACTCGTTCTGTAGAAATTGGATTCTTCAGTGGTACCAAAGTATACAACAGAAAGACAGGTTTAAAAACTCGAAATCCGCTACTTGCTGAAAAAAGATCTATAGTAAATGAATTTTCTGTTGATTCTAAGTTTGCAGGATTTGATAATGAATTATTACGTGGTTCAAGTCTTTCAGGAGTATATGCTAAAGTTAATTTAAATGGTAGATATAAAGACCCGGGAAACACATTAGATTTGGGACCTGGGCAACTACTTGAAACCATTAGTGGAAATGTTGTATCTATTACTGGAAAAATTTTAGATATTAACTATAATCCACTTTCTTATGGAAGACCTCAGAACCGGGCTCCTCTAGCTTTAAGCGCAGAGACTATTGAAATTTCTAAAAAGATAAGTCGAAGAGGAATAGGTCATCACTTTCAGCTATCTACAGCTAGTGTTAGTACAGAGAAAAATAATTCTACAAATAACTTTGTATTTGATATAGATAAAGAGGGTTCTTTAAAAATAAATATTCCACGGTCTTCAGATACTGGCAATATATTTTATTCATCTATGGCTGATTTTTCAACTGGTACTCCAACGGTTTCATATACAAATGAAAGTAGTAAAGAATTTGTTCCGGTTGTCTTAAGAAATGAATTTGGTGATGTTTTGCTGCCAAAGGCAGATTGGGAAAAGTGGCCATATCGAGAAACTGGCATTAGGTTTTCTAACACAGATACAGATCCATATTTCCCATCCGGAACCGAAAGCGCAAGTGTAAGAAATCCAATTAGAATTAATCAAACAAAATATCATAATATGTATGCTACTGCCGAAAGATTACTGGCTTCTATGATTGATAAAATTAACATACCAGAATCCTTTGTTGATGAAAATGGTTTAGCAACAGGCTTGGCGGCATTAAAATCTTATGAAGTATTATATCCTGAAGAGTATTATACAGAAGATGAAAGTAATATAGATCCAGATTTATTTCCAAGATACATGTCTGTGGCAATAATTCAGCCACAATCTCCAGCTATATATACCGGAGGAGATACCGTTGTTGGTGGAATGTTATTTAACAAAGATGTCAGTATGTGTTCTAATTCTTTTAAATTACAAAAAGATGGAAATGGATTTTCTGTTTCTACAGTAGATAGTCAAGGAAATCCTCTTCGTGCGGCAGGGGGCGTTAGTGCTCATCTTAATATAGAGGGAGCTATTTATACTTCTATAGGTGCTGATAATATAGACAAAAAGAGTGTAATGGTAGATACTCAAGGAAGTATTGTTTCATGGTTTGGAAAAGATAAACACGGTAGAAGTATTATAACCCAAACTGATGGAGATGTGCTAATTAACGTAGGTGGGTCATATGAGGGAGCTGGCAGTAGCCGTCCCGTGATGAACACTGGTCGACTTGAACTTAGGGTGAATGTAACTGATAAGAAATTCTTAACTACAGATTTTAATACAGAAGAGGGAGATATTACCGAAGATAATGCCAATCCCGGCGCATCATCAGATATTATAATTTCTCTAAGTGAAAATGGTATAGTAATTGCTGGTATGAAGCCTGGAATACCAATGGTTATTAGAAATCATGATAAGATTTTAATCGAAAGTGCCAGTGAAGAGATTATTTTAAAAGGCACAGATGTACGTTTTATAGATGCATCTGGTAGAACCAAAACTATAAAATCAGAAGGTAGATAAGTATGTCCAAAATTTTAGCCTCAGCTCTTCCAATTAAACAATTAGAAGAGTGTGGAGAAATAATAAAAATAAACTGTGATGAAGAAGATTCTCCAAATACTGCACCAAGCGGTTATGAAGTAGTTTTCCCAATAGGTGCTGGCCAAAAATTACCATTATCTGGTGGAGCCATAGTAACATTAGATTTCGGTTCTATTAAAACAGATATAAATTCAGAAGCACAAACACTGTTAATTAAAGAAGTAGGAATATTATCTGCTTCATCTTTCTCAGCCAATATAGATGGATTGGTTCAAGCCAGGATAATCGTTAATACAATCATTTATGAAGTTGGAAAACATGCTGCATTAGATAATTCTCCACAAATTTTTATTTCTACTTTATCTGGAGATGACAGCAATTTAAATCCAGATAGCTCTAGTGCGGATGTAACAAAGATTTGTGAGTTAAGATATATTCCTGTTGAAATTTTAATAGCAATTGGAAATGCATTTTCCTCTTTGGAAGATGCTGGGAATTTTGGAACTTTAGAATCTCCATTATATGGAGCCTCTGGATTGACTTTTAAAGATTTCACAGGAATTTCCGCTTCTCTTCCGAATTTAACAATTGCAGCAATGATTGACCTACTGCCATTTTATAATATTGAAGAACAAGAGATTGTCAAAAGAAGAGGCAAATCTCCCACTGGTGGCTATTATACTGTTGTTGGAGATATTGCATATCTTAAGATTCCAGACCTTTCAGGCCGAGATTCTGCGGGATTTGATCCAGATTTGTATAATGAAGATGAGCAACGAAATTTATATTTTGAAATTTTAAGCGATTCTGTATTAAGTAGAATAACAATTACAGATATAGCACCTCCACCATATGCAATTGTATCAAATTATGAAGATGAATTTCCTACTTCTGGAACTTTTATTATAGAAGTAGAATCCGAATCAGAAATTGAACAAGCATACTTATCTTTAATAGTTAACGATATAACTGTTCCCAAAGTAAAGGGTATGCATGTTTATGGAAATGGCATTGAGTTGGTCACAATTCCAATGCTTACAAAACCTATTTCTTCTTCTTTGGGAGCCTCAAATCCAACCTGGAGTTATGAAAACTATATTGGTGATGCACCATCTGTTTCTTTATCAAAGTATTTTAATATCGAATTAACAACTTTACAGTCAGTAGCTTTAGCTGGTGAGTATGGAAAGTTATCTACTGATAATGATAATATAAGCTTATCATCAGTTCTGGGAGAGCAAAATCGTCCTGAGATTTTATTAGGAGATCGGTCTCAAATACATTCGATTAAACAAAATGATAAAAAGTATTACAATCCTAAAATGACCATGGCCAGAGACCTGTTGGCCCAAACTAGACCTAGGTTGTACGAATCCGAAAACATTCCGGTCTCTTGGGTTGCTGGAAGCGTTTCCGGTGGTAATGGAACACAGTCTATAAGTTTTAAAGCTGCTGATTTAAACTCTATTATTCAAAGAGGAGAAACTACTGAATTTGCATTATATATTACTAGTGGAAATCAAATCACTAGAGTGCCTGGACCAAACATATCTCTTCGACAAGAAGTACCCTCTATTACAAGTATAAATCCAAATGGATTTGCCGGTAGTGATCCAATTGAGGAAAGTCGGGTTATTTCTATTTCTGGTGAAAGCTTAAGTAATGTATATCAAGTTGTATTCAGCTCAGAAGACAGTGGCATTATTCTTAGTTTTAATATCTCATCATATAGTGATGGAGTTCTTACTTCAGTAGATTCAGAAGTTGGCGTTCTTCTTGGAACAACTGCCTTTTCTATTATAAACATTCCAGATACTATTCTAAATGTATATGTAGAAACTTCTGGTGGAATGATTAGTAATTCTCTGCCAATTTATATTAGAAGCACAGATAGTACTATTGTAGTACCACCAGAGCCTCGTGATCAAAGAATAGACTTTGTTTCAGAAGAATTTACTTCCGCATCTTTTTCTAATAATCCTTCTGGCATTCCATTATTAAGTGATGGACAAAGTGCTGAAATTAAAATCCGTTCTAAGTCTAAAGTATTTTCTGGAAAATATCCAGTATATGCGTATTTAGCTTTACCAAATAGTACAGAATGTCAAGAAATCATGAATGAGTTTGATTTAAATATTAGAACTTTTTCTTCTGAATCTATATTGGTAGCAGCGGGCATAGAATTTCAATTATCAAAAAATAAATTAGATAATTTTTATAGTAATAGTAAAAAAACAGCTACTATTAAATTTCCAGGATCAGATTATTATGGTTATAACTTTTCACGTTTAGCTGGCCAAAAAACTGCATATTTATTGTTTACAAATGATAGTTTAACAAATTTAACTGGTGATGGCGATTCGTTTGCTTTAACATCAAATAGTTATAGTTTATTAACTTTGGGTCAAGACAGTACTAGTGATCCAAATGATCCACCAGCATTTGTAAATCCCGGATATATTACTGGTGTAGTGGCAGAAGTTGGAAATGATCTTATCTATTCTCTCACAAATACTCTACAAGAAGATTTAGATATTAAAACCATTTTTGATGGCAGTTCTATTAGGGTTGGTGATATTAGCGTATATCAGGCGATTCCTAAGTTGGCACTTATTTTTTCTGGAACTGATATGCCTAGAATGCGCAAAAGACATGATTTCTATCTTGGTGGTGAAAAATTAAGTAAAATAAAATTAGCTCAACCATTATCAATTAGAGATAATGGAAAAGAAGTTTTGGCTGTATTTAAAAATATAAATAGTAAAAATGAAGGGGCTTTAAGCCTTGGTGTTGAAGTAAATGATAAACGATTTAATGTAAAATATAATTCTAGCTCTGTTTATGCCTCTTCTACCAGTTGTGTTAAAACTGGAGCGTTTGGTTTTAATGTAAAAGATAGAAGTATAGCTACTTCCAAATCCATTGTTAATGATGGATCTCCACAAGCAGATATTTCGTTATTAGATAGTTATATTGTAAATAGTTCAACTATTATTGCACCATTAGATTCTTTAATGCAACCATTAGGTGATGGTATCATTACTCAAGATCCAAGTAGCATAACATATTTTTTACCATATAATCCTATATCTATAGCATCTCAACAGGGTGACATTACTTTAAAAATCTATACTCCTGGAGATTTAACTGAATCAGATACAAAAATTATAGCTGGCGCAACAAAGGATGATATTTCTATTTTAAATAGACAATATTTAGAAATTCCCAACGGATCTATATATCGCTCTGGACAATATTTAGCTGACTCTCTTGCTACAAGTGAAATAACCAAAGCATTATTGTTTAATAGAGTCCGTATTGATGAATCAGCGTCTATAAAGTTTAATGTACCAGAAATTATAGGAATGGGTTTAACACAGGAGGATTTATCTAAAGAGGTCCCAGTTTTTGTACCTGTGCGTTCTGGTGTGAATATTTATGTTAGAGTTAAAAATGTGAAGAAGAATTTTTCTATAAAAGTAGGCGATGTAGTTTTAAAAACAGTTAGTCCAATTAGAGTTTCAAACCAAATTGCTACTTTTGACGCACAATTTATTGTACCTCCAGCTTTAGCAGGAACCATATCAATAGATGATTGTATAATCATTTGTGCATCTGGAACAAATTCCGATAGAATGAAAGCAAAGAAAATGTTTGGCTCTGGTTTTGTAGAATCCATAGAAGATAGAATGAATGCCTTGTTGCTTGGTTTAGCTGGAAAAGTACCTGATATAGATGATCTTAAGGAGCTTCTTAAGAATTCGCCTCTTAGGTTTTTACAAATAAATCTAGATGTATCTTTGGTTCCTACAGAATTGATAAATAATTTTTGTAACTTATCATTCCAGTTGCTGGCTGATTTAAAGTTAGCATTAAATGGATTTCAGGTCTTAATGATTCCTATTCAAGTTATTTTTTGTATTATTGATGTGTTATGTTCTTTGCTGAATCCAGTTAAGACAGCTAAAGCTATGATTCGATTATTTGAATGCTTATACGATCTAGTATTATTACTTCCACAAATTTCTATTCCCGTAATGTTTCTGCAACTTATTCTGCATCTTCTTGAACTTTTAAAGTGCGTGATTGATAAAATTTTAGGTGTTATTGTCGCTATCAATGAGATTGTAGCAGCAATACAAAAAGCTATTATTGCTAAAAGTTGGGCTTCATTAAGAGCTTTAGAAGAAGTTTTATCTGAATATTTATTTACATTAAATGTTGATTTAGATATCTTAGCACCAGTCATCGCTATTTTATCTATTTTTCTACAATTATTACAATTAGTATTCAGATTTCCTTGTGAAGTAACACCAAATGATGGCTCTGGTGATTGTCTCATTGATGGAACTATGCTTGCCGGATTGGTACAGGGTGTTGTGGCACCAGATGAGGCTATTTTATCTGCAAATCTAATTCCAGTTGCACAAGTTTATACCGAAGATTCTATAGAAACAGCGGTTTCTAATGGGGGTTCAACGCCTATATATCCTGTCGCAGGAGATGTTATTGCAGTTAATTCTGGTCCAGAGGAAACATATTATGATGATATGAAAGTTGATGAAGAAACATTGAGATCAACTAACAATAGAGATTTTAATATAAGCATGGGAGTATCAACAACTAAATCTAAAAAGGGTTTTAAAAATCCTGCTGGTGTAGAATTTGAATTCAAAAGTAGATACGCAAATACTTTCTTTGTTAAGAATAAAATCTTTGGACCAGATCAATCGGGCGACTCTCCGCTATTATTAATCGAAGAAGATGGTTCTAATGAACTAAAAATTGCATCTGGATATGGAAACTTTGTTAGTCCAATTGATATAGAGACTTTTATTACAATTAAAGATGATAAAGGAACCGTCAAATCTCTTGAGCAAAAAATATTAGTACCCATTTATGAAGTTGATGAAGAAACAGCAGAAGTAACTCAAGCAGGAACCGAAACTGTTACCAGAACATTCGATAGAATTCCGAAGATGGCCATTTTAGATGATGAATTTAATCTTTATTTTATAGAAGAAAATGGTATTATTTTTGAAAATAATAATGAAATATCCTCGATTAAAGCTAGGATGGTTAATGGTGTTTCGGCACCAAAACATAAGTTTTCAAAAGAAGAACAAGATGTCGATATTAATCTTGATGGTACTATAGATGAAGATGACGCCTCTGCTAATGTATATGATTTTCCACAAATTTATTTTGTTGATATGCGTTCTATACTAAGTGATATAAACGCTTTCTGTGATAATGCATCTATGAATAGCTTTATTTTGGATGAAGATAATACTGCGGAAATTACTCAAATTATAGAAGAAAGTAAAACATGCTTAGATGAATTTATGGCAATTGTTAAGGGTTTTGGTACATCTATTCGTAATAGTATGAATGAGGGTAAGGTTCCGGACTTAATTGATGTTCCGGCTTTTCAAACAGCAGTAGCATCTTTAATTGCTTGCCTAGGAAAAAATACAGATGATATTTGCATTTATGTTGTTAATTCTTTAAATACATCTTTCAAGGTATTCGAAGATCAAGATTTGACTCCATCTGAAAAGTATATAGTTCCTGTATTAAGTTCTGAAATTTTAGACTCTATTGGTTATGCGGAAAATCCTCCTGCAATCACTGGAGCCACAGAGTATGCTGATGGAGATGGGGATAATGCCATTATTAATTCTGGAGGTAAAGCAACTATTATTGTGGTACCGCGAGATGCAATGGATGTTGAAATTGGCGGAGACTTATCCGATAAAATTTCCTTGGAGATTGTTTCAGATCAAACTGGTACTGCGGAAATTATTGTAGAAAATAATATTATCTTTACCAAAAGTGGAAGTAATTATATAGCATATGTCACTGCAACTGGTGAAGGAGAGGTTAAGCTTAGGGCAAAGGTATGTAATCGAACCATACAAGCTTTAACATATTTTGCAGAGTCTGATTTACCAAATGCTAGTGATTCTAATGTAGATTGTATAAAAGATGTTAGCCAAACTAGTGTTGCAGTTAATGTATCTGGTTTAATAAAAGTTGATAGAATCATATCTGTATTCTTTATAAACAGAAATAACATCAGGTTATCTGAATCTGAAAATGCTGGAACTTTTGCACAATCTACTCCTCAGACCTTTGGAACTAAACTGGAGAACTAATGGCAGATATTATTACAGCAGGTGATAGTAGATTAAATGGTGCTATTAAAAAGGCAACAAGTACTCTTAATAATGCATTTGGAAATGGGGAGGATTTATCTGGACAAGAGTCCTATAGATTTTTACGAGCAGAGGAGTTGGCGTTTGCTTATGCAAAAGACGCATTAGATGGTCCAACTTTATCTAAAGATTTTCTGGAAATTGCACAATCAATAAAAAAAATGCGTTCTAGTTATCTTCCGATTGATTTCTTTAAAACTCCAGATGGAACTTTTGACGCTTCATTAGCAGATGAAATTGGAGAACAAGAATCATATGAAAATACCTTTATGCGAATGTTGGGTATGCCATCTACAGCCAATAGTCGCTTAGCTTCTGCTGAAGATTTAATATATATTAGTAATGATGGAAAGGTTCATATTAATGCCTCTGCTTATGAAATAGAAAAAGAAGTTTTAGATCAGAGAAATAAAGAAAGGCAAAATAGAGGGGTAATTATTAATAATTCTATTTATAACATTAATAATTTAACCCCAGAATTTTTAAATACCATTAAACAAGCAGAAGAATCTTTTGATACTGGTGCCGTAGTGGCTGGAGATTTAACTACATCTGCTGAAGATGAAAATACAATCGCTTCTGAAGCAAGAATTACCAATATAGATAATGACTTATTTAAATTCTCTTATTTATTACTTCCAGCAATTCAAGATGAACGTGTTTCTAGCTGTATTAATGAATCAGATAAAATAATTGCAAGCCCATTTTCTCCAGTTGGTGGACGAGTAGTAAATGGAAATAAGGTTCGACCTACCTTATTGGAGAGTGTGATTAGAATTCGCTTAGATAGATTATCTGGAACAGATACTTTTTATAATTCTCCAAATGATGATTCTTCTGGGGAGTTATCTATTACTTTATCAACTGGTACAGAAGAAATTCCAGTTAATACAAATTCCTATGGAATTTTGGAGTCATTAATAATTTTAAGATTAAGAGCTGCAATCAGTGGTTTAGCTCAAAGATTGAGTGAAGATATCGATGATGCTATAGAAATATTTGAAAGTATAAGAATAGTACCAGATGATGAATCCTACACTGATAAATCATCTGGTAGTAAAATAGAACAAGATGATCGAGCTAATAATGGAAGAGATGCAAAGCCAAACGGTGATAATTCTGATGTGGAAGCAGATACATATAAGCAAATTTTAGAGGATCAGCTTTTGTTGGAAGATGCTATCATGTCTTTATTAGGTGATAATAGTGGAGTTCTTGATTTGCAAATTCAAACCCAACGTAATTCTTCAATGCATGAAGCTCATTTAATGAGTGGATTGATTGGGATTATCAATCTACCTAGACGCAGGATTCAAAAAGAAATTAATGATCGAAAAGAAAAAAGAAATCAAAAAGCTGATGGAGCTGGAGGATTTAAAACTACCAATATTAATACAATTATGGGTGTAGCAAATGGTGTTGGAATTGTAGATGTAGCTGTTTTCTCTTTAGCATTATTTTCTATGTCTGAAGAAGGTTTAGTTGGATTACTATCTACACAAGATTATGAGAATTTATTATCTAATGATTATTCTTCATTACCAATTTCATCCATTTTAAAAAGCGATATGGTGGATTCTGTTAATGAATATTCAAGTCTAGTAATAGCGGGATATAAATTATTTCAAAAAGAATTAAAATCTCATGATCAAGAATCTTTAACTGGGATTGCTTTATCATATGCCAATAATATTGTATAATGTTGTGATCATTAAATGTCCTATTTTCAACTGAAATAATCTTTCTATTATTTTCATAAGATATTTACGAGAAACGATATACTATGGAGATAAGCATTTATGTCATTTGATCTTAAAATAGTTAGAGGTGATATTTCTATTAAGAGTGATGGTAGTATAGATTTGGTTACTGGAAATAGTAAATTAAAACAAGATATTATTAAAATTATGCTTACATCTTTAGGAGAGAATAAATATCATCCAACCTATGGAAGTGAAACCGGCTCATTAAAAATTGGATCGGTTTTAGATACTGAAATGATGGAATTAGATTTGTCTTCTTCCGCTGAAGAGGCTGTAAGAAAGATAATGTCTTTGCAACGAGTTCAAGCTAAAAAGCAATTTTTATCCCCATCAGAAGTAATATTAGAATTAGTTGGAGCTTCTGTAGAAAGAGATGCAGTAGATCCAAGAATGTATAATATCTTTATTTCTGTTTTAACAGAAAAACTAGATAACATTACTGAAAATGTAACAGTTAGAATATCCTAGGAGAAGCCGTGGCTTTATTTAGATCATATAGTGAAATTGTAACTTCGATGACCAATAGGCTTCGACTTACTCAACCCAATTTAGATACTAAACCAGGCACTGTGGCTTGTGATTTATTTATTGATATTCAAGCGGAACAGATTGAAAGTTTGCATAAATCATTAATGTTAGTAACGGAAAAACAATCTCCAGATAAAGCCGTTGGAAGAGATTTAGATAGGTGGGCTCTTAATTTTGGAATCATAAGAAAATCAGGAACACCGGCATCTGGGTTGGTCGTTTTTACGGTAGATGATTTAACTGTAGATATACCAATTCCTGCCGGTACAATAGTAAGTTCTAGAAATGGTATGAGTTTTAAAACCATCGGAAGCTATTTAATGTCTTCAACAGAGAAAAATAAACATGCCGCAACGGCAAATAGGTTAAAAAAAAGCCTTAATTTAGCAGGTATAAATGATAGTTATGCGGTTGAAGTTTCTGTTGAAGCATCCAGAGCTGGAAGCTCTGGAAATATTTCAACTTTTCAAATCATTAGCTCTAATCTTAACAGCTCAGCCAAAGTAACCAATATTGGTTCGTTTAATAGAGGATCTAATACTGAAAGTGATAATGCTTTTAAAAGTCGCATCTTTGCTGTCTTTAGTGGAGCTAATACAGGTACTGCTGCTGGATATCGAAATGCTGCATTAGGTATTAGTGGCGTATTAGATGTTTTAATTGTAGAACCTGGTAATACGTTAATGGAGCGAGATGGTACCGAAACCATTGAAATCAATGATGGAAGCTATAGAATTTTAAATTCTGGCACAGGTGGAAAAGTAGATTTATATGTTCTTGGTTCTAAATTAGAAGAAGTAGTAGAGTCTTTTGTTTTTACTGACTTTTCTGGTACTGGTGATGTTACTGATGAAAGAAACGATATCATTCCTGGGTTACAAGGTTTAGATGAAACACTTACATCTGAAGAACGAAGAGTGCTTGCTTTTAAGACTGGAGCGGTGCCATTACAGCCGATTGACTCCATCATATCTGTTATTGGTAGTTCATCCGGTATTCTTGCTGAAGCATCTTTAGATACAAATAAAAATGTAACAGGTAATTATAAATTAGAAAAAGATACGAATATTGAAACTGGTGGCAGTCCATTTGGGTTTGATAAAGTTGTATTTGTTTCAAATACTAAAGATGTTATTGGTGAAACAATTATTAAAACTGATACTAATAGTATCGATGCACTCAGATTTACTGAAATAAATGACTTGGATAATATTTATGAAGATATTCAGGTTTCTAGTGAAAACTCTACAATTTCCTCTGCAAATAGAGGTATTGTTTATTTATCTCATAAACCAATTACAAATGTAACCAGTGTGGTTAACACTACTACTGGTGAAGTGTATACTATTAAATCATCAAATATTGATCAAACTACCGGATTAAATACTACGGGAGAGATTGAAATTACTGGCAAAACTCTTCCAACTAGTGCTGACGTTTTAAGCATAGATTATATCTGGAGACTATTTTTTGATCGATATATTGATTATAATGGTGAAATCAGTCCATCTATTTTTATAGACGAAGATGTGGCAGACTCTATTGACTGGGGTGTTGCAAATGGAATTACTAGAGAAGAAGCTACAGTAAGTAAAACTGATGATGGATTAGAATATCAAGTTACAACAGATTATAATATTTCCAGAGTATTATCTGTTTTTACCGCAATACCAACTACTGCTATAGCTAGTATGATTCAAATATCAGATAGTTTAAGCGTATTGGGTTTGATTTTAGCTTCTAGTGAAGATAGCGTAGTTAATGTTGTTTCTATTACAGATAGCGCGGGATTAGAAGTTTATAAAACTAAAAATAACGATGGAAGTTTTAGTGGACGAGAAATATACTTCTCATCTGATAGTCCAGCATTAAGTGGTTCTACATACAATGTGTTGTATAATAAAGTTGAACTTTATAGTATTGAAAATTCAGATGGTTCCTTTGCTGATAAAATTATTATTATGCCTTCGGCAGATATCTTAGAAGGTGCAGAAGTTTTAACAACAGTGAATGACTTATATTTAACAGATGATGTTATTTATGTTGATTATGTGGCAGATATATCTACGCTTTTACCATCTAAATCCTTATCAGATTTGCCCGCTTCAGGTTTGGCCGGTTCTAATGCTATTGTAGATGGCACTTTTTCTATAATTGAAGATAGCTCTCAACCTATATTTTATACTTTTGATTCTACCAATAATCCTAGCACTATTTCTAGATTTGGCCCAAGTCGATTGGCAGTAGATATTTCTGGTTCCACTACTAGTGGGAAAATTAAACTCGCCGGTACCACTCTATCTAGAACTGAGTTTACAGTATATGCAGGAGTATCAGTTAGTGGATTAACTATTAATTTAAATTCTGAGTTAAAAACATTTTTTAAAGTTACTTCTTTACCTTCTAGTCTTGGAATCGCTAGATTAGATAAAATAGAAGTAGTAGATACTGGTGAAGTATATGATCTATCTGGTTATTTTATTAAAACATCTTCATATGATTTTCATTCTGCATCCAAAAATACTTCTTTGACTAATTATCAAGTTACGCTTCCTTCTACTCAAAATAATTCAAGCATCTCATTATCAAGTGGACAGCAATTAAAGATTTCATTATTACTATTTAATACCGCAGATTTTGAAGAGTTATTTTTTAGTGAGGACGGCACAATATATACAAATAAAGTATTTGGCAGAGTAGATAAAATCTCTGTATCATCTGGATTTAGAAGTTCAGTTGGTACTTTGGTAGGTTCTATTTCTATAGCAATGAAAAATCAACCAGAAAATAGCAATACATATTTAGTAGATTATGATTTTAAATCACCTAAAGAAGGTGAAAGAATAACGATTAGATATAATTTAAACAAATTAATAACTAGCGTAACTTCAGGTTTAGAAGAAGTTCGCTCTATAACTGCTGATGTATTGGTTAAAGAAGCTTTTGAATTGTTAGTCGATGTAAGTGGAGAGATTTTGGTAAATAAAGATGCAGAAAAAAGTTCCTCTACTATCAAAGAAAATGTGGAGAATGCAGTAGTAAACTTATTAAACGCCTCTGTACTTGGTGGCACAGTTGATTATTCAGATATTATTTCAATTGCTACATCTATAAATGGAGTAGATTCTATCAATGTTTCTTTATTTAATGAAAAGGACTCTACTGGTCGTCGTTCTTACATTAAAGCTTTAGATAATCAAACTATCACAGCAAATAATGTATCTTTTAAAGTAGTATCAAGACAAGATTTTAGGATTACATAATGGCTTTAAGACCTACTGCATTTTCAATTCCATCAACCACTCAACTTAAAATTACTTTTAGTGATAACTTATCTGAACAGTTATCAAAAGAGAATTTTGAAGTTGAATCATTAAATGCAGCAATTAGTAATTTAATTATTATAAGTATTGAAATTACTAAGAATATAGTTCTTTTGACTACCAGACCTCATGTATCTGGTAACTATTATCTTTTAAAACTATTAGATACTACGGATGTAATTTTCTCTTCTGAAAAGGGTTCTAGATTATTAGATAGTCCTATATCTCGTGAGTTATTTTTTGTCGGAATTGATACAGTTAATCCCATCAGAGATAGAATGTTACAAAACATTCCCAGTTTATTTGATGTTGATAATACTACTTTGAGAAACATTATTTCAGCTCAAGCAGATGAAATGCTTCGGGCTCAAGTTGCGATTGGCCGAAATCTAAGTAATAATTATATTAGCATACCCGTTGAAGATGAAATTCGCGTTCGTGGACCTGGAGCAACAGATAGACTTGCCAATGAAAATGCATATGAAATCACAAGAGTATCTGATAATCTATCTACATCATTATCTAAATACGATAAATTAGAATATACTAGTGACAATTCTTACACGCTGTTACAGTCCATACCATTTTTCCCAATTTCTTTACAGCAAGTTTTGGTTGAGGATGAAGAAATATCATCTAACTCTGTTGGTAATGATTTTAACGGATTTCTATTAAGTCTATCCAAATCAAATGTGATTCGAGTTTTATCTATTACTCATATTAGAAATGGTGAAACAGAAGATTGTAATGGAAACTTAGGTACAGATTATGATTTAAATATTTATAAATATTCATTGACTAATAATAAATATGACCAACTTAATGCATACTCTTTTGCTCAATTATATAGCAATCAAGTTCTTTTGTCTGAATTTAGTAATATTTCACGTCCATCTTCCTTAGATACGATTAAAATAACTTATCTATATAAAAATTTAGGAAGAGCAATAATAGAGAATTCTGTTAGTGTTTCAAAAATAATTTCCAAGATTAATGAATCTGTCCCATCCAATGCGGTGAAATTTTTCTTAGATCACGCTCCAATAGTAGATAGTGATAATGAAATCTATAGCTCCAAGGGTGGAGTAATATTTCATATTAATGAAAACTCTATAGATACACCAAATGAATTTGCTGTAGAACTTTTATTTGGTACCTCCAGGATGCCAAAATATATTGGAGAATATACTATAAATTATGAAACTGGTGAAGTTTTTGTAATTGGAACAAAAATCGGGGAAGGTACTGGATATAATAATTATGTAATGGATTATAATTATAGAAAAGAATTTACACAAGATGTTGACTTTTCTATTAGCGATCAAGATGTTGTTGCCCATCCTAATCGAAATCTGATTGGAGCAGAAGCTGAAATAACATTTAGTTATGATAAAGTCTATGCATCTGGGTCTGATTATGCTCCTTTGTCTCATATAGAAGTTATTAATGAACAGGTCAAAAATAAACTTTCTGGTTCATTTAGCATAACAACCCAACATGCTCCAATTACAGATATTTTTAGAATATATAATCAAACTACTGGAGAGGTATATAATCCCTTATATCATTCAGATACAGAAGTGTTTTTTTCAGGAAATAAATCTCCAGAAATTGTAGAAATAAATTCAGAAAATGCTAAATTTAATCGTATTACAAATGAAGAGTTATCAGTAATTGGCAAATTAATTTCTCCGGCTTTTAATATCAGAATTACTTCAAATCCTTCTACAAATTTTATTGCATTTGAACCAGGAATCCCAGCTGAATTAATATCAATTAATTCAGATAATTATTTTGTTAGGACGACTAGTTCTGTAGAGGGAATAATAAGTACAGAAGATATACAAATTAGATTTTTTGGAACGCCTGATGTTAATAATTTAATTAATTCTTTTGCCATAAGTCTTACCGCTACATTACCATCTGTAAATTCTGAAGCTATCATTGGTATTAGCACATATCAGATTTATTTAGATAATGAAGGTATAATTAATAAAAATTTAGATTCTATAGGAAATCTGGTTAATACCTCTCTTTCTTTTTCGGATGCCACTTTGTTTTTAGTAGAAAAGTATTTTACTCCAATTAATTCTGTTTCTGGAATTGATGACACTTCAGATGGAGGAATTAGTAAAGCACTTACATCTTTAAAGACTACAGATTTTTACTCTAACTTATCTAGATTACGTAAGGTTGGGGACTATACTGTTGATTATGAAAATGGAATAATATACTTAGCTGTAGATAAAGATCAGGATATCTATTTAGGATCAGCGTCTTATTATTGTTATAATATCAAAGCACATAATGGAAATGTTTATTATGCTTCGGGTGCTGTTAAGAAAGTAAACAGTCCGGATTCTATAGAAGAAGCTAGTTTAATTTATAACGATTTACATAATGATGATGAATTTATTAAAATTCTCGATCTAGAGTCTTCTATTTCTATATGGGATGGTGTAACTGAAGCTGGTGATTTAAATGGTAATTTTCAAATTACATTAGAAGTTCTTTCGGATTACAGTGTTGTTGTTCCATATGATATATTAACCATTTTATCTATTAATCAAGTTATTGATTTAACTGGTATTAACCTAGATGATAGTGATATCAACAATAGGATAGCAGAATCTACTCGCTCAAGTTTATTAACAACTATTTCTAATGGTGGTAAAAATTTATATGATCCAATTCGAATGAGTTTTTCAAAAAATGTTATTGATTTGAAAACATCTAAAGAACGCAGAGTTTATGCTGATAATACTGGTGATTTTACAGTTACGATTTACGATAACGCTGTGGATTCAATTTATAAAGTAACAAATGTTACCACAGAAATTGATCTTTTTGATCATAAGTTAAATATTATTAAACTATCTGATGTTGAAATTTTAAATACAATTCAAAGTAGTCCTACGACAGGTACTGTGTATATATCAATAAGTGATATCAGCAAAATCGACACTAATTCAGATTTCTTATTAGATGCATCTGGTAACAGATTTTCTATTTTAGCAATAGACTCTATTCTCTCTACGTTAACCGTTGAGAGTCCCGCTATTAACAATATTACAGCGATGCTCCCAGACTTAGATGTATCTGGTGATTATACAACTATAGTTGTAAAACCAACTATAACTATCACTGATTCTTATTTAAAAATAGTTATACCATCAGATGCTCCAATATCTTCTGGTACCTTATTTAGAATAACATATTTAACTAATCTAATTCCAAGTGTTGGAACTGCTTTAGCAATTGATTATAGATATGGAACAATTTATATAGACTATACTTATATTAAAGATTATCTAACAGTATCTTATGAATATGGTGATAATACCTTAGACTGGAGTATTAACGATTCAATTTCCGAAGGTGATGTATATTATGTTTCTTATAACTATGGTGCGGGTAGAGAGGCTTTGCAAGCCAATTTTGGAAGTTTAACAAATATTCCATTCTTTGAGAATTTTCCTTTATCTGTTGATCGAGAACTTTATAGAAGTGCTATTTCTGGCATTTTACAAACTTTCCCAAAAGGGCCTACAATTCCGGCTTTTAAAAGTTTGGTAAAATCCTTCACAGATATGAATCCAAATATTGATGAATTAACTTTTGGCAGGTGGATTTTAGGTAGAGATTACCTACATGTAACTAAACCAGAATTTACGGGATCTTTAGAGTTTAGAGATGGTAGGTTTGATGATGGATTATTATTCCAACCAGACACTACAGTGAATATACCTACAATATCTAGCTTATCATTACAAGAAGGAACTCTTGAGGGATGGGTCCGTCCTTCTTGGTCTGGCATTGATAATGATGCAGATATTACTTTTGAAATAGATAACATTGGAGACCAAAAATACTTTATAGATGCTAAAGATAAGTATAAAGATAATGATTGGAAAATAATTAATATAAATAATATAGGCGGATTAGATGAAACAGGGCTAGGTTCTAGATTGTTTAATTATAATTCAGATGCAAGCGCTGCCAATGGAATATCAATAGGCCCATTTTTATTATCTAAAGAGATATCACATTATAATGTAGCAACAGATTCGACACAAAAGATAAGAATTAAAGCCACACAAGCATCTGTTAGAATTTTAGATGATATAACTCCTATCACATTGGCTCCGGTGTATTCTGTCGCAACCTTTGGTATGCTAGATGGAATTAAATATATAGGAGCAGAACTTACTTTAAAAGAAGTCTTTACAAATATTTCATTTGCTACAGGATCTTATATTGCATCAATAGATGATTTACCAGATTATGACAGGATGCATTATCTACGCTCCTGTTCTTGTTCGGTTACGAATAATATTTCTAAATTAGAAGGATTTAACTCAACATTATTAAAAATTGACCTAAATACTAGTATTAATTTATCTACATCATTAAATCAATTTGCTATAGTAAATAACTCAATTTCTACTTTTGTGGTGATAGATAGCGTTGGAAACTGTTGGCAAGTTAAGGCTCTAGAAGATCCTTCTGGTCAGCTTTATATGAGCACTTTGATGCCAACTGTTTTGAAGACTATATATCTTGAAAGGTTTCCTCTAAATAGACAACACGTTAGTCAAGATGGTGTAGATGCTATAAACGCTTTGGAGCCTTCCGGTACTTTTAACCTGTATATTAAATCCGTAACAGCCTCAGCTTATAATATTGTTAATTCAATAAGTGCTTTTAACTATTTACAATTTTTTGCAATTGATTGGAGTAATTATATAGATATTACTATAATCAAGTCTTTATCCGAAAATCTAGTTTCAATCCAAGTTGGTAAACAAACTCAATCTTTGTTTTATAGTGATTTAGCTTCAACAACTGATGTATCTCTTTTTGGTTCTACACATTATCCTAATGGTGCAATTTTTGGATGTGCTCAATCAGATGTTTATACACAAGTCCAATCATATAAAAATAGAATTACTGTACATAATAGATATAGTTTAAGCGACATTCACATTGGACATGACGGATATAATCCAATTAGTATGCCATTTACTATTAATCGAGAAGATTCACCTAATTATGCAATTGGATTGCCTCCAACAATCGATACAGAGGATGGAATCTTTATCGGATATGATGAATTATGCAAATCACCTTTATCAGATCAGACTGGGCAATGGGTATTTCGAACCAGATCTACCAGAGGCATAAGCATTCCAGAGAGCGTAACTTTTATTGGAAATACTTATACCAGTAATTATACTGTTTATGAAATAGATCATATATTCTCTGGTGTTATTACTACTGATGGTGCTTTTTCCTCTGTGGTTAGAGCCTCTAGAGATGATATTGGTGGATGCTTAAATAGTCCAGAATGTAGTGCATCTTTTAGATATTGTGGCGGAGAATTGCTAGAAGCTTCGGGTTGGGTTAATTTAGAAGAAACAGGCTCAACTCTAATAAATACCATTCTGACTGGCGCTGGTACCTTCTATGAACCATGGAGTAAAATCGGAAACTTTAGTACCACAGAGAGCGATGGCATTTATAGAATGATTTCCGGCTCAGAAGATGAATGTCGAGATGAAGTAGGCAATTATTTATTTACTAAATTACCATGTGGCAATAATATAGAATATATCACTTCTGTAAGAGTTATAGATATTGATCTTGGTGTTATAACTTATGGAGTTGGTGAATTTTTTGGAGCAGTTTCCGGTAATTTAGTAGGCATAACTCCACTACATATTTCTTTTTCTTATGCAGATATTAAAATTACATTAGCGCTTACCAATAGTCTAGAACCTTTAATAGTCTTATATGATAACTATGACAATAATATCATAAACTATGTCTCATTTAATTGGAATGACAATCTATATCATGAATATAAGATTATTATTTTAGAATCTACTCAAATATTAAGATTATATGTCGATAATCTTCTTTTATCACAAATATCATTAGCTGAATTTATAACTCCCATTATCAATACAGAATCTTATTTAGCCATTCATGTTTTAGACGGAGGGGTGGTTTCTGTAGATGATTTTATATCTAATGGATTAAGTAATACTATTGATGTTGATTTAATTGAATACACTGGATCAAGTTATAATGGAAATATTCAATTAGAAGATACTGATATCTTTATACATACTGAATCTAAAATAGAATTTGAATTTCATATAGATCAATTAGATGGCTATGATGCATACGACGCATATGATGCTTATGACGGATATATTACTCCTGTAGTTGGAATTGATGAAATATTGGTTTCTGCTGATCGAGCCAAATATTTTATAGATTCGGCTTTGGATGATAATTTTGGGCGAATATCTGTTTTCAATGATGGAAAAGGATTTCTAAATTTTAGAATATATGACGAATCCTTATCATTAGGAAAAGAAGTTGGTATGTATAATTTAGCTACCAATATTAAAGATTGGATTGCTGGAGAATCACATCATATCGCAATAAGTTGGAAACTCAACTCTATTGATGATAAAGATGAAATGCATTTATTTATTGATGGTATAGAATCACCAAATATTTATAAGTTTGGTGGAGTTATTCCTCTAAAAGTTAATGCAAAGTTTTCTGATGTTAGCCAAGAATCTTTACATAGTTTTTTAACACATGATGTTGATTTTTGCAATACTTATACAAATGGAATTATAAACGCCGGTTCTGCAAGTTTTTCATCTGTAGATTTAATCTTTACCGATGAAATGATTGGCCGAAGCATTCTATTTACTGGTGGAACAAATATTTCTAGTTTATTAAATAAAGAATATATTATA